GCTACTCATTTTCTGCTAAACCCCCCTATCTAGTCGTCGGAATTCCTTGGTTATCGGAACTGGGATCTCTAGTTAATAAGGTTATAGGATATAAATATCCTCTTTTGGGGTTTTAATCTGCGTGGTCGCACTGAATTCCAACGGCAATCTTCGGGGTACACCCTAAGTTCTGGAAAACAAAACACGCAATGTTTGATATTCTACACACCTTGATAATTCGCTAAAACTAACGAGTCAAGGGTTCTCCTACGGCATTTTAGCTCAACAGTACCTGGATGGGAACAATTCCAGTAATACCGTCAACTAGCATCTTACAGACGAAGGTCGAAACCAGGGATTGCTGCAGCCCTGGAAGCCCGCCTCCTGCACTACTTAGTGCTAGAAGACTTGCGAGCAATAAGCTCGCCAATAAGGCCAAGAGTCGACTTACTCAAGTCAGACACAGCCTTAGATGAAGAGGATGAGGATTTCAGCATTCCCGTTTTACACTCTTCATCATCACTTGGACCAAAATCAGAATCTTCACCGGATTTGATCAAGGCAGGACGACCAACGAGCATGCGAATAGAATTACGCAGCTCTGAAATTTGGTCTTGCAAATCATCAATCTCCTCAGCTTCCTTCTGTGCAAGAGTCAACACAGTACTGGGGATTGCAAAGATAAACAAATCCATGGAACCACCGCCAACAATTGTTGACGGAGTATACGTGACTGTGCAGCCAGCTGTAGGAACAGTCAAGGCAGCAACAGTCATGGCAGGATAAGTAGTTGTTCCTGCCAAGGAATACACTTCATTGATTTCATCGCGGACTTGACCACTTGTAAACACATAAAGACTAGTTCCTGCTCCAAAACTCGATACATTATTGGCGGTGGCAGAAGTTGCACCTGCTACCATAAACGAAAGATAATAGTTGCCAGGAATATTAGCTGGAAAAATGACGGTATTGGTACCAAGAGTGATACCCGTCAACGATGGAGTGGCTCCAGCCTGCTGTACAGCGCCAGCAAAATTATTAGCTGTAACAGCGGCAATTGAGCTGAAATGAACAGCACCACTACCAACGAGTCCTGCTTCGAGCACAGGCTCAGAGAAGCGGACACGATAACGCACATGCAGCTCACCGATCGCGGATGTAGCAGCATTCCCAAATGTCGAAACATTGAGATTGCCGCAATCATACGTCTTAAGATCAGTATTGGCTGGCTGTGCGCCTGGGCGAACGAACTTGCTCGGGTTCTTACGAATGCGAGCACAATCAATAGACAAACGGAGCGTGTCTGTACACGGCATTCCATCAACGTGCGGAACTGTGTCCAGCACTTGCTGCTTAGTTGTAGGGGCAGCGTCAGATGAGTCGTAATCAAACGACAACATAACCTTACCCGTTGTACCAGCAGTTGCAAACTCGCTCACCTCACGCTTGTAATAGAATTCAAGCATCTCAAAGTTGTACTCCTCGTACAACTGAGCTATCTTGTTACCCCACGGAAACGTGACGGCTTGACCTGGATTGCATGGAAATGCAGAAACGGCGAAGCCACTACTACCATTGATATCGGCGATGTACTCATCTTCCTCAATCACTTGTGAGCGACGATTAGTCGCACCACGAATGGCAGTTCCCAAGCCCAAAGGGCCTTTACTCCCGCGAGAATTCTCAGCGGGGCCGCGAGGATTTCCTCGAGCGGCTTTATATTGCGATCGCTTCCCTCTTGCCCTGGGTTGCTTAGCGTTCGCGACCATTTTATTGGCCATTTTCTGTGCTGCGATCCTCACGGCAGCTTTCTTCACTTGTTGATTTTTGGGTTTCGGCGACATGTTGGGCAATAACATCTGCATTTTCCACTCTTCATACAACCTGGATTAACAACAATACTTACAAACTTCACTTCAAGGGTCAAAAATTAACACATCAACATCCCCAATAGGGCGCTACGTGTTGAGTGGTGTGTTCCCTCCCTATATATGGTTCCTCGCTTGCAGTGGCATGTGTCCCAAGGACTACTCGGGTACTAGTGCTAGACTCCTTCACTAGAAGGCATACGCTTTGCAGGTTCAATAACTATAACCTAGCTAATAGTGGACGTAAGGCGCCGCCTCTTCTAAATTCAAATCCTGCATGGATTAGATGGGCACACTGGCTACTTGCTAAAGGTAGACAGCGATCCAAATTCTCATCCTTTCAATGAATTCAGGCACTTATGTGTGCACTCTGCGTTAAACAGGCTTGTGACTGTCACGAACGCTCAATCTGCTAGAGACAGAGAGCTATAGACGTGGCCGCATTTCACAATGTGAACCGCCAAAGCTTAGTTCACACCGGAGTGCACACATTTACGCGATTTAATACAATCAGAGACGCAAAGTCTGAAGGTTACCTAAGAGCCCTGCCTAACCAGCTAAACTGGCCCCAAATATTTGGGCAGGTCCAGACGTGTCGCGATCAAACAACATCTGTGAAAGTGGGTTACAATAGTCGTCTCCTAGTTGTAATTTTGAGACGGTTTTCGCCCACTCAGCCTGGTAGCTGTGACACCAATAATACTGTTTATACAAGTGAAAATCAATATCTTGGTTGGAAACATAATCACGGCTAACTCTAATGGAATGCTCGATAAAATTTCTTTCGAAATATGCCCGATGTCCTTCGGTGAGTTCTAAAACTCTATCGATAACTACTTTCAGAGGGGGAATGAAACTACAGTTGTGCTTTAATCCCAGCGCAACGCCGCGCATCATGCTCTCCCTAGAGACATTCGCGGGTGGGTTAATAATGTAGCCAAATTTAGCCAGAACTTTTCCAGGTTTCGGGCCAAACACATATCCTCCTGTCATCTTGTACAACCTACAAGAGCAAAACTCAATCTCACCAAAATCAGAACGGTACGTCGCCTTGCTATCAAAGCCAAGGGTTGCCATTCCTGCACGCCAAGGGAACTCATTGGGTTCCTGATGCCACAGGCAATTGTCATCCCCCTGAACAAGCATGAAAAGTGTTTCACGCGCTGCACGAGCGGACCTCTTGGTCCACTTACAATACAAATATTCATGGGATAAACCATTAATTACTGAATTCATTAGTGAGGTGAAGGGATCGCCGGATTTGCGAGTCCCATCACAACTGTACTTCCATCCATGTGTGGTATACCCGTGGGTATACATATTGCCCTCAACAAGTTGCAGGACAGCCAGCGGAGCACCCCATCTCTTGAACAGGGTCAACTCCATTTCACACCATGGCATACGAATCGAGCAGTCGAACTTTCCCAGATCATCCTCTAGGATACGCCCGCCCACATGTTCGGTGAAAGCTTGAGCCATACTTTCTCCTGTCATTCCGCTGGTGAAGACAATATTATTTTTGTCTTTACCCCAACGGCGTTTCAACACATCTTGTACAGCCATAACCCATGGCCCTACTAAACACACAAATTCAGGAGTTGCACCTTGAATCAAACGAGGAGCCTTGTCCTTCGTTCCTAATGGTGAGTCGTACAGATTGTTTTCAACTTTGACAAACGAGGACCGAGTAGTCCAATTGCGAACGGTAGTGGAAAAGACGGGCTTCAAAACCCCTTTGCTGTTCCTACGCCAACGAGGTTGGCCAAGGTCAGAATTTTCGCTTATTCCTTCACGTTTCAATCTATCCATCGTTGCACGGAGAGTACGTTTGACACTGGGTGAAGCATTAGATCGAGACAAATAAGTCTCGAAATCAACACTTCGGATATTGCGCATGTTGTGGAATAGAACTCGTTCGTTCTTCAAAATCCAATCAACACATTTAGGCAGCTCATCAGTTGCCAAAATTGTATCAGCCAGCACTCTAGCATACAAGGCTTGCTCCTCATTATGCTGGTTTCCGGCAAAAGCAGTCGGTGAATATGATTTCGTGTCAAAACCATAGACAAATTGACGGCCGCGCCTACTCTGAGGCGTCTTAAAGCGCAAATTTCCGCGTAACTCACCCTCACAAAGCCTAATCTTAGCTCCAGGTTTGAGCTTTTTCGGCCTTGGCAAGTTTGCACAATTCTCAAGAATGTAGGTGGCAAAAGACACATTACTACCATTCGAGAGCTTTCTCAAAGCACCCCTGTAGAAGAGTGATGAATCTACTTTCTCACACGGAGAATTCCGATTACCATTAATCGAATGCATCAACTTGTTCCAGGCCTTACGAGAAAGAAACCTGAAACGTGCAACACTATAAGAAAAACAGCTAGGATTAGAATCACTTAGCCAATACCAAGCAAAGTCAGGGTTAGTTACATAACACCCTAACAAATACTCCAGATGATGAACAGTCGATTTTGAGACTATCCAAGTCTGGTAAGCGTAAAAGCTTTCACTACAAGACTCGCTACGAAGCGATGGGTGCCAGAAAGAGATGTGTGGATACAGCGGCTGAACAGCGCACTGCAGAGGCTGGTTAGGTTCGATGACCGTCCAAGGGCCAAAACAAGCAACGATTGTACACAGAATCACAAATGAAACTGCTAATACTAACCCTAAATGCTTGAATCTGGCCCAGGCTTGCTTGAAGCGCCTCTTACTCTCACACCATCCACTGTGCACATAATCACCAGCAACAACACGTGCAATGTTGCTCTTTTCAGACCATCGATGAAGATACGATAGTGCTGGTGCATACATAACTGCATCCAACTGTTGGGAAGCTGTAATATTTGTTCTAGATAGCAACTCTCGGCATAAATTAGTACACACCGAAAATTCAAGAAGCGTTACCTCACGCGTCTTATCTACCCAAAACTCAGACAGCTCCTCAACTAAAGTTGATGGAATTGACACAGTCTTGTCTACCTGATGAAAGAAATAACCCCTTTCAGCAACGTACTTCTGCTCTTCTCCAGAGAGCAGACTAACATTGTGGTATCCAACGTGGTCGAGATCAGGAAATGGATACTCTTTCCATTCTTTCACTTCGATCACTTGCTTCTCAACATACCGAAGCCGCTTAGGCTCAGGTTCCTCAAGTAAGTCTATAGGATCAGGATCGTTTCCTCCCCCCTCAGGGACCCTTTCGGGATTTTCATCTGCGTCAGGAACTTCTCGTGGATCTTCTCGTAAGCCGATCCAATCAATAAAAAACTGATCGAGACGTTCAAGGAGAGTGGGATCTCTCTGAAACGCAGGTTCACATGCCGAGGATTCGAACATATCAGCGATGCCATCATACGTAGTCAAGTCCTCTGTGAAGACTCGTTCTAGTACACCATTGGCACCTAATAGATAGTTGACCCACCTTAGTGGTTCTCTGGGCATGCATGCCACCTCTTCGGTGACGTCGCAGTCTTGGAACATATACGCTACGCCATCATAGTGTGTCAGATTCTCAGTGAGAATTACTTCTGACACACCATTGACGCCTTTACGCGTGGTGAACCAACGGCGGGGCCTAGACTGCTCAGTGTTGCTAGCACTTGCAGCTGAGGCCAATGGACTCACACTACTACTACATTGCACGTCATCCTGCTGTAGCTGTGCAGGAATCGGCAGGTTCGTAGTGTGAGACTGAGTATTATACTTACACTCCTCCATTTGTGGAGTGTCGTGCGCATCTCTCGCACGATAGGATCTCATAGGTTTCCTTGCTGGGGCTGCAAGGCTGGTAGAGCCCGGTTTCGAACTACCACCACCCATGAGATTTGTGCATTTAACTCGATTTACGCGAGTGGCTGCATCAACACCTGTGATCTTTGTACTAGAACCAAATTGGTTTCGGCACATAACATGCCTCACTGAATCGGGCTGGCAGCCCTAATCAAACGCCATTGTTTAGACGATAGATACGCAGATTTGTCTTTAGCCTCTTTTGCTAGGATTTCACCCAAGGCACAGACGGTTTCTGACCAGAAGTCGCACCACATGGATGTTATCTTCTCCCCTTCTGATCATCCAAGGCCCAAATTAATGAGCCAAACACTGGTACTGTGAGTTAGACCAGTGATTCCCTCCAAGTGTAATGTTGATGGCTTCAACAAATTACAGTCCACGGACTCCGTTACGGTCCAACTAAAACAAATGTTGCCACACTAAAGCACAAGGAGATGCAGGGTCGCTATCACCCGCAAAACAAAAACCTCTTACGCTAATCAAGCCGAAGGAAGAGGAAAAACAAACCACTTATGGTTTGATG